ATGTTTAAACCGGAACTCCTTTCCCCGGCGGGAACGCTGAAAAATATGCGTTACGCTTTCGCTTATGGCGCAGATGCTGTTTATGCGGGCCAGCCGCGTTATTCCCTGCGTGTGCGCAACAACGAATTCAACCACGAAAATCTTCAGCTCGGCATCAATGAAGCCCACGCGCTGGGGAAAAAGTTTTATGTCGTGGTCAACATTGCACCGCACAACGCCAAGCTGAAAACCTTTATCCGTGACCTGAAACCGGTGGTGGAAATGGGGCCGGATGCGCTGATTATGTCCGATCCAGGGCTGATTATGCTGGTGCGTGAGCACTTCCCTGAAATGCCGATCCACCTTTCGGTGCAGGCTAACGCCGTGAACTGGGCGACGGTGAAATTCTGGCAGCAAATGGGCCTGACCCGCGTGATCCTCTCTCGCGAGCTGTCGCTGGAAGAGATTGAAGAGATCCGCAATCAGGTGCCGGATATGGAGATCGAGATCTTCGTTCACGGCGCGCTGTGCATGGCCTACTCCGGTCGCTGCCTGCTCTCTGGCTATATCAACAAGCGCGACCCGAACCAGGGCACCTGCACCAACGCCTGCCGCTGGGAGTACAACGTCCAGGAAGGGAAAGAAGATGATGTTGGCAACATCGTACACAAGTACGAGCCGATTCCGGTGCAAAATGTTGAGCCGACGCTGGGTATCGGCGCACCAACCGACAAAGTGTTTATGATCGAAGAGGCCCAGCGTCCGGGCGAGTATATGACCGCGTTTGAAGATGAGCACGGCACTTACATCATGAACTCGAAAGATCTGCGCGCCATCGCCCATGTAGAACGCCTGACCAAAATGGGCGTGCATTCGCTGAAAATCGAAGGTCGTACCAAATCTTTCTACTATTGTGCACGCACCGCACAGGTTTACCGCAAAGCTATCGATGACGCCGCTGCGGGAAAACCGTTCGATACCAGCCTGCTGGAAACTCTGGAAGGTCTGGCGCATCGTGGCTATACCGAAGGTTTCCTGCGTCGTCATACTCACGACGATTATCAGAACTACGAATACGGTTATTCAGTTTCTGACCGCCAGCAGTTTGTTGGTGAGTTTACCGGTGAGCGCAAGGGGGACCTCGCGGCGGTAACGGTGAAAAATAAATTCTCCGTTGGCGACAGCCTTGAGCTGATGACGCCGCAAGGCAACATTAATTTTACCCTTGAGCACATGGAAAACGCCAAAGGCGAAGCTATGCCGATAGCACCAGGCGATGGTTATACTGTGTGGCTCCCGGTCCCGCAGGATCTTGAGCTCAATTACGCGCTGCTGATGCGTAATTTCTCCGGGGAAACCACGCGTAATCCCCACGGTAAGTGATTAATTTCGATTATTTTTCCCGGATGGAAAATTCTTAGAAACCGATCACATACAGCTGCATTTATTAAGGTTATCATCCGTTTCGCTGAAAAACATAACCCATAAAATGCTAGCTGTACCAGGAACCACCTCCTTAGCCTGTGTAATCTCCCTTACACGGGCTTATTTTTTACGTACAACAAATTGAAATAAAAGGATTTATTTCTGGTCACGTCCACACATTGACCACATCGACAAAAAAGCCCCTCGACTGAGGGGCTTCCTGTTTGTAATTACATCCACATAATTTGCTGCCCTGACGGCAACGGGTGCGGCCTTACGGCGTGGACTTCTCCCGGCTTCACGATGTATCGCTGTACCGACTCATAAGTGATGAACGTGGCGCTGCAATTCACGTTCTGACACTGGTGATAACGCTCTTTTGTCGTGTCAGTGATATAGCGACTTGTACGCGCATGTGCGGCATGCTGGCATAAAGGACAATGAAACATCGCGAGCACCTCTTCCGGTTTTGTTGATGGTGCCATTTTAGTTAATTTATCCTTATAAAACAAACAGATAAAATAAAAACATCACTCATCATCTTCTGTTTCGTACTCCACATCAGAAAGCCTGACCTCAAGCTCTAAGGACGTCGTGAAGCCGCTATTATTCAGAAAATGTGTCACCTTAGTGATTGTCCAGTCCTGCTCGTCTATGACGCGCTTAAAGCCTGACACTCTGACCGGCGTTTCCGTGTAAATATCAGCCCGACCGGTAGCCAGGCTGATGGAGAACTCCGCCACCCCCCGTTGCAGTTTATCCCACTTCGCCTGAGCGGCGCGCATGGCCTGCGCTTTCGTGGCATATACCGTAGTCAGGGCAAAAACGTTGTCAGCCTCACCGGCCATGTATTCACCTTCGCGCGCTTCCGGTACTTTTGGCGCTTTCTTCTGCGTGACCGGTTTTGCTTTCGGGTGCTCCAGTGCGCGCAGGTGTTTTTCTTTCTTTTTGCGTTTCAGTTTTACCTTCTGCTTTTGTGGTTTCGGGTCTTTGGTGTGTAACCACTTTGCCGTTACGCCGGTATAGGCTCCACGGTCAGCAATCGCAAAATGATGGCGGTCGCCGTCGCTGCGGGTTATGGTGACCTGCGGGATTTTTTTACCGCTGGCCGTCACCCCCTGCCCCGCTTTGAGAAACAACAGTTTTCCCATTTTTACCGACACCTCGCCGCCGTTGCGTTCAGCAAGACGGGTCAGGAATTTCGCATCAGACTCCTGCGACTGGTCGATGTGCGGGATTTTAATTCCGGCCAGTGACGGAGTGACACTGGCTTCCAGCCTGTTACGGGAGGCTATCGCCTCAACAATCGCACCGAGCGTGGTGTCATGCCATGAGCCTTCCCGGCGGGAATTGAGCGTCCCGCGAAAATCTGCACTCCGGGCGCGGATGGTAACCACATCCGGCGCGCCCCGGTGTTCAACCTCATCAACGGTAAATTTCCCTTTGCATACCAGGGCAAAACCTTTCCAGCCGATATACACCGTCAGGACAGCGCCACGAACCGGCAGCCCGACCTGCCCGTCGGCATCGTTCAGTTCAATATCAAGCTGGTCAGCCTCAAAGCCCCGGTTATCCGTCAGGGTCATGCTCATCAGACGGTCGCTGATATTGCCGGTAATATCCCTGCTGTCGAGCATCAGCATGTAATCCGGTGTCAGCGTACTGCCTGCATCAAATGTCAGTGCATCCAGCATTATCCCGCCCCCGTCATATCCATGAATTTAGTCGCCATACTGCCAGCCTTACCGATGAGCGATTCTGCCTGTTTACCGATATCGCCATAAAGCGCGGCCAGTGATTCATCAACGCGGGTGAGCGACAGCGTAAAATCAATTTTTCGGGGTGTGCCGTCTGCAAAGAAAATACTCCCTGTTTCACTCACCCTGCTGATGACATACATGCCGTAAATCATGCCGGTGCCATCCAGCAACGGCCACGCCCGGCCTTCCTCTGCCATCAGCCTGAGCGTGGTCATCGTCAGCTTCCCGCCGGTCAGTTCGGGATAAAGCACGCCGGCAAGCGTAATGTTTTCCTCACCCACACCGAGAAACTGAAAGGCATCCCGTTTACCGATACGGGAATTTGACGGCCAGCGATAATCTGATTCACGCTGCATGGTCTGGTGTGGCAGCGTCTGGCGCATAAAAACAAACATACCTAACGCGAGCATCATTTTTCGTCACCTCCTTAACCGTCATGTATCATGCTGGCACGGGCGCGCGCACGTTTATCCCGCTCGTATTTTTCGAGCGCATCCTGTAACTGGCGGTCAAGCTGTGTCCCCGGCGCAGTACCACCCGTCAGGCTGATGTGATATTCGTTTTTACTCTGGTCCACATAAGAGCGGCCAGCCGGTGCCGTAACCGGCTGATAAGCCTGATAACCTGCATAAGAGCTGGTCGCCGGAATATAACCACCGGTGCCATACGTGGCGGCATGAGTTCTGGCGGCGGTCTGGTCAAGTGTGTCTGACTCTTTGTTGATAACACCGAGTTTTTCCAGTACCCAGTCAATACCGCTGCGCAGTTTGTTGAACGCATTAAGCGGCAGCATCAGCGCGTCAGCCAGTGCCTGCCCGAACATGACGCCCGTGTCACGGCAACGGTTCAGGGTGTCCTGGGTGGCTTTGACCGGGGCAATCAGGTTTTTAAACCACTGCCACGCGGCCTGTAACTTTTCACCCAGCCAGTTAAACAGCGGCTTAAGTGGCGTGAACAGTTCCCCCACCGGCGCAAATGCCGCTTTCAGCCCTTCAACCACACCGCCAAAGAATGCGCTGACAGGCTCCCAGTATTTACGGATAAGCAACGCCCCGGCGACAATGGCGGCCACCACGGCCACAACCGGCCAGCTAATCGCTCCGATGGCGGTCATAACAGCACTGCCAACCGTCGTGAAGATTGCCCCCATTGCGCCTGCTGCCGCGATGATGGCATTGATGCCGGTGATAACCGGCCAGGCTACGAGGCCAATGGCACCGATGACACCAATCAGCGCCAGTGCACCACCGACAATGATGCCGATGGTTGACGCCAGTGATTTGTTTTTCTGTATCCAGCCGTCGAGTTTTAACACATACTTTGTGGCCGTCTGCGTGAGCTTACGCAGTGCGCCTTCCTGCTGGTCAAACAGGTCAGTCCCCACCGCCTCATAAGCGGACTGAAACTCCTTAAAGTCACCGCCGAGGTTGTCCTGCATGATATTTACCAGCTCAGCGGTCTTCCCGTCTGAGGCTTTAAACGCAGCGGTCAGTTTGTCCAGCTTTCCAGTTGAGGCGGCAGTCATCAGCACGGCGGCGGCTGAGCTGGCCTCCTCCCCGAAAATAGTTTTCATGTATTCAGCCTGCTGGGCAGTACCGAGCCGGTTTTTCTCAAAACTGGCCTGCATTTCTTTCAGAATGGTAAATACTGGTCGGGTGTTTCCCTTGCTGTCTGAGGTTTTCACACCAAGCTCTTTGAGTGCATCCCATGCTTTTCCCGTCGGTGCCTGCAGGCGGCTTAACACGGCACGGCTTCCCGTCCCCGCCATTGAACCAGTAATTTTTGCGTCATGCAGTGCCCCGACCATTGCGGCGGTTTCTTCAATGCTGACACCGGCATTTTTTGCCACTGGTGCGGCATAGGTCAGCGCATCGCTCATACCGTCAAAATCGGCGGCGGTTTTGTTCATCGTCATGGAGAGAACATCCCCGATATGAGCGACCTTATCGTTTGAAAGCTGAAAGGCGGATTTCATCCCCATCAGCAGGGCGGCGTTTTCTTCCATCGTGCGACGGTTCGCCAGCGCCATATTCAGCGTGACCGGCGTTGCCGCCTGAATGGCATCAACATCCCCACCGGCTTTCGCAATAATAATCTGCGCACCGGCTGCATCATCTGCCGAGGCTGCGGTATTGTCGCCGAGCTGGCGCGCCTGCTTGCGTAGTGCAGCCATTTCGGCGGAGTCTTTTGCCACACCGAGCACAGCCTGTAATTCTGAGTTTTTCTGCGCAAACTCATAACCGGGCATCAGCAGCTTAACTCCGGCCATCGTTCCCGCCGCCGCAATCCCCACACCGGCAGCGCCCACTGAGGCCATATTTCCGGCCAGTTCCTTGCCGGCCTGATAACGCTGTTTGACTGCGTTAAGTTTTGCCTGTTGCGCACTGACACGCGCCAGCGCGTCACGCTGCCGGTTAAGCTGTGCGGTGGTTTCACTGATACGGTTTTTCAACCCTCGTTCATCATGCGCCAGATTACGGGTATTAATACCCGCCTGACTCAATTCCTGACGCTGGCGCTGTACCGACAATCTCAGGCTGTTATATTTCGCCTGTAACTCAGACGCATTTTTACGCGCGGCTTCCATTGCCTTTGCCTGTGCATTTGTCGGTCGTTCAGTATTTTTAAACTGGACAGCCAGAGCTGCGGCTTCCTGTCTGGCTTTTTTCAGTTCCTGACCAGTCACGGCGAGCTGTGCACTGGTCTTGCGAAATCCCTCAATACGGGATGCGTGACCATTCAGCTCGCGCAGTGATTTTTGTGTGTCCCGGATATCCCCCGACAGCGACTTACTCGCTGTACGGATGGATTTAAACGGTCGGGATGCCTGGTCAACAGCCCTGAGCAATACCTGTAATTTTACATTGTTACTCATTCGTGTTTCCGCTTCGCCGGAGCGCCTTTTCGCGCCATGTGATGAGTTCGGTCAGGCTCATGGAATACAGTTCTGATGGCGGCCAGTGAAATATCACTGCCACATCCGCCATCAGGTCATCGACCGACAGATTTTTCGGAAACGTCACTGCACCGAGTTCGGCGACAAAAAACCGACCACCTTACCGGCCAGCGCCACAAGGTCAGGCAGTTCCAGCGCGGCGACTTCCTGCTCGGTCAGCATCGGTGCCGTCATGCGCGGCAGCACTTTAATCAGTGCATCGACTTCGGAGTTTGCGACCGCAGCCAGACTGACACCGCGCAGCGTCCCGGCATTGGGTTTCATCAGCGTGACCTGTTCGATAACCTGCTCACCACGCTTGACCGGATTGTCCAGGGTAATCACATTTTCTTTGTTCATGGTTTTCTCACTTCTGAATCAGGGTTAACCGGTCAGCCAGGCTGACCGGATGAAAATCACAGGCCGATATTTCGGCGGTGTTGCTCCAGCCGGTCGACGCCGTTCACCTTCTCAATCATGTTGATGGTGTCGATTTCGACCAGCTCCTTACCGCCCATCGTCAGCCGGAAATAGGTGCAGACCACAGAGATTTTCGACTCGGTGTCTTCTCCCTGTTTACCCTCGCCGGTGTCGATTTCTTTCTGACGTCCACGCATGACCACCTCGACGGCCACCGTTTCGCCGGTATCGTCGCGCTGGTAAGAGCCTGCAAAACGAATCGGCACGGCATCCACACCGGTTGCTGCGTAAAGCTCCCAGATAACCGAATCCGGGAAACCACCGAGCGACCACTCCATTGACAGGGCATCGTCATCAAGGCCGAGGTCTACCGGTGCGCTGCCGTTCATCCCCGCACCGCGATAGTTTTCGAGCTTACGGGTCAGTTTTGGTAGCGTGACGGACTTCGCGACGCCCTGATAGCTGTAGCCGTTCAGAAAGACGTTCATTAACTTGAGTTTGCGCGGCATTGCCATCGGTCAGGCTCCTTAATTGCTGTTAACCGAGGTGACCAGATTTGCCAGATATTTATCGGTGATACGCTGGCGCAGGGTCAGGTTTTCAAGAGGAGGCACCGGGGTATAGTCGTAGTCGATATACAGTTTTCCGGCCTTGAGGGTTTCCGCATCGTTGGATTCTTCGCTGAACCAGCAGGTCGCATCCACGATATAGCCGTTTGTTTTCAGCTCACGGAATTTGGCATTGATGCCGTCAACGATGTCGCGAATCAGCGTTGCAGTGATGGGCTTGTCCACCGCCCACATGTGCGCCTCAGCCATCGTGTCGGCCAGCACCTGCGCGGTGCGGGTGTAGTTTTCAAAGAGGAACAGCGGGTCATCAGAGCAGGTACGGTTACCCCAGAAGCGGAAACCGTCACGGCGAATCAGCGTTGTGACACCTGACTCGTTCAACAGGTCAGCATCGGTGCCGGACTCCTGCAAATCCCAGAATACAGAGGCACTGATGCCGGTAACACCGTTTACCCCGACGTTGGACAGCGTTTTATGCCAGCCCTGCTCCTGGTCGATTTTAGCGCGCAGGCCCAGCGCACGGGCGGTGGCATACGCGGTGGCGGTGGTACTGGCGACCGTATCCCATGCGAGGAAATCCGGCCAGATGACCATCAGCTCACGCTGGCTGAAATTCTGGCGGTAGGCTTTCACCTCGGAAATGGTCTTACAGCCCCATGCGCTGATATACCCGAAAGCGCGCAGCTTCTGACAGACTGATGCCAGTGCAACAGCCACCTCTTTGGTATCCAGCCCCGGCACACCAAGAATACGCGGTTTAACACCGGTTACCGACTCCGCCGCCAGCAGGGCTTTCAGTCCGGTGTACTGACCGTTTTCGTCGGTGGTTCCGATGATATTGGAAACAGTCTGCGCGAGTTTCGTTTCTTCGTCTTCGCCGGTGCCGTCTTCCACACGCACGACAACGGTGACCGGTTTTGACTGGTCGGCGATGGCCTGCAACGATGCCGCCAGCGTGCCTTTTTTACCGGCCTTTGCAATTGCGCTCTGCACATTGGTAATCAGCACCGGTTTATTGAGGGGGAAGATTTCCGCATCCGCATCGCTGGCCGTGCAGACCATGCCGACAATGGCGGTGGATACGGTGGAAATGACGCGGGTGCCGTCGTTAATCTCCAGCACCTGCACGCCGTGATGATAGTCACTCATCCGTTTAACTCCGTGGTTAATGGGTGCAACTATTTTCTATTGGGCAGTGCCTGAGACGCTATTTGACCTGTCTGGTCAGTGGATGAAACAACAGATAAAGAAAAGGCGGGCAATTCGCCCGCCTGTCCTGACTTGCACTCACTCATTTTCCGACTGACAATTTACATAGCCCAAACGCTATCAAATCTGATAGTCTGCTTTGAGCGAATAGCGGGCTTAAATTAATTACCAGCCCTGACAAGAAGAATCCTTAGTTAAGGTTTATTTTTGCCATCAAATCTTGATGCAATTTTCCCAAAGAGTTCAATAAATCGCGAGTCAATTTTATCTACATCAAGATGCGACAAATCTGACGCCCCTGAAGTATTCCAATGTTGAAATACTTCTTTTAATTCAGATTGAGATATTTGCGTAGAGAAAACGCGCATATAAAATTTCCCGAAAGAAATGGCGTGCAGACGATCGGCGTTCTTCAAAGCTTCTAATTGATGAGTTTTCGCCATTAAAAATGAATATCTTGCCAAGCCCAAAAGTAACGCAACAACCGTTACGCCCTTAATGGCATCGAAAACCAGTCTAGTGGTATCAAGAGGTGATTGTACAAATGAACGCTCAGCCAAATACCAAAGAATAAATACGAAAATGACAGAAAGTATTAATGCCGCATATCCAGCAAAATGCCATCTTGACGATAATTGGCGACCAGCTTTTTCGCGCGCCTTAAGATCCTCAATTGTTTCGCTTATGTAATCGGCTGATTCATCTTTAAGAACTTGTGCTCGAATTTCTTTTATCTCTTCCTGAGCTAGTCGGGCACCTTCGAAGCGGCTGATAGCATTCACAATTTCATGTACGAGGTATGTCATATCATCAGAGCGTGCGAATAATGCTTGGAAGGCCCCAAGATCGCTATCATTAAGCACTTCTTTATCCAGCACCACTGGCAAAATAAGTTTATCCCGATTGCTATGAGCTACATAGGATATAGCGCCAGTAACCTCTGCATTAAAATAATAAGACTTATCGCTATGTTCAGTAACAAGTGCGATAAATACATCCGCATTTTTTAAATGCTTCAGTATATCTTCTTGCCAATGAGCCCCAAGCTGAATCGATTGTTGATCCAAAAACACCTTGTACTCATGTCGATTTAGTTCTTCGGTTAGTTTTTTTGCAATTAAAAAGTCTTCTCTGGCATAGGATATAAATATACTGGTCATGACATCTCAACTTTTATCGTCATCATTACGACATCTATATTAAATTTCCTATCTCATAACTGTCGTGGAGATAGGAAATAATGATCACTATAGAATACATATTACCAAATGTTAAAAGGTTTTAAAATGATTATTCTTTAGAGGCTACGATGATACATAGGTGGTTAAGTTGAACTCAGGAAAACCAAAGTTGCCAAGCATACGAACGTCCGCTCCTGGCACAGAGCGGACTCTCAGATTAGGCTTTACTCTGTGCCATAGATATGTAAGCTCACACCAGAGCTCATACAACTTATTGCGGCATTTCCGGCCATTCAGGATTTGCAGGATCCACACGACTGACCAGAACACTGTAGCGTTCCCATGCCTCCAGTCGACTGCGCTCCTCATCTGTTGCCATATTCAGCCTAACAGCGCGCTCCAGCGGCAAAATCACGGATTCAGCATCTGCAAGAAGTCTGGCTTTCCGATTTTCTGCCTGCTGCTGCAATTCCTCTGCCGTATAAATTCGTTTAATCACTGTACCGTCCTTAAACATCCAGTTCCCTGAAATGTCCGCCCGTCGGTTAGCAGTAATATCCGGCACTTCAACAACACTTAATCCATCCGGTCTGATAGCTGTCACATCCTTTTCCACATAGCGGATAATATTATCTTTGTCGTACGCTATTTTTATCGTGTCATCAGCAAAATACTTTTGTTCTTCGTACCAGTTCTTACCATCTTCTGAAAAAAACCAGACAACATCAAAGTCCTTTGTCAATTGATATTGTTCAACCGTTTTTGGATTACCTGCCATTATATTTATCAAATGCTGCATAAATTATACCTGCGCCACGTTATACCAAGTCCCGTTAATGTATTTCTGCACCGGTCTGTAATATACGCCACCAATGTTATCGGCAGAGTTTGAGCCGGTATCCTGAACAATAATGCCGGAATATACACACCCGGACGGTGCCTGATGTGTCCATGTCATGCCATTGTTCGCAGGTTTGTATGTGGCAGCACCACCAAGCCGGATATCCCGGACATAGCGTGAATCAAAATTACTATAGTTAGATGGTGATACCTGCCCGTTAACAGCAAAAGTGATGCTGTTATCTGTATTTCTCTGACTGTAAAAATGCCAGCCTGCATCATCACCTAATTCAGCCACCACAGGACGACTTGAGTTTCCCCACAAATTGAATGCGGCTTCCTTCGTGGATGTATTGCTGCTGCTGACCGTGAACTTTTTCCCGCTACCGGCACGTACTTTGGTACTTGAGGCAATATCACCAGTAACACTCAGGCCATGCCCCATTGACACTCCGCCATTAGCGTTATTGATAGTCAGCGGCCTTAAACCGTTCCATGTCCCAAATTTATCACCAGAGGCCGTCAGCATTAAATATGTGCTGCCACCATCATTCCTGATAAAGAATCCATAATTGCCATAAGCAATGCGCAGACCATTAGCACTGAGTGATGTAATTTCACCTCTAGAACGGAGACCATAAGCGGAGCTGAGTGATAATTCTTCCTGAGCGTCATAGTTTCCTGTCGCCCAGCGAATTACCCCGCCCTGCACTGTTTCATGCCAGATAGTGTCTCCTTCTCCACCACGAAACTTTCTGAGATATTTTTTGCCGCCTCTGGTGCCTGAACATAAGGCCGTAGACATATAGGCATTCTGGCTTCCGCCATCCTGATTAATCGTTCCGGTCATTGCGTCGCCCTGACGATTCCAGTCACGACGCCANCCGGGGGAGTAGCCGTCCCCATGATTAATGTAAGTGAATTGCGCGCTGGTTGTACCGCCACCGCTTGATGTTGTCGGCGTGGTCACTCGAATAGTGATTGCAGATTTTGTTCCCATGACCTCGACGACACAACCAGCCAGGTGGATATCACCACATCCGGTATCCGTAATGATTTTGTTATTTGCATATGACCAGGAGCCTTTGCACATCCAGTACGGATGATTAAATGCACCACGGGAATCCAGCCATTCAATAAACTGAGCGGTTGTCCAGTTTCCGGCTTCAGTGCTCAAAGCGCCGCTATAAGCACGACAGGCACCGATATTTTTCGTGAAGGTATCCTTTCCCGGAATATCCGCACCATTCTGATCTTTCTGAAGACGTTTTTCAGCATTGTCATAGGCAGACTTCACCGCTTTTGGTGTTGCGGCCAGTGTTTCAGAATCACTGTTGGTGGCGCTACTTAGCTGGACAAGACCTTTTCGCGCGGTGGTGGCATCCTGTGCAGTGTATTTCCCGTTAGCAAGGTCATACGCTGTCTTAACCGCCTTTGGCGTTGCGGCCAGCGTTTCAGAATCGCTGTTGGTGGCGCTACTTAGCTGGACAAGACCTTTTCGCGCGGTGGTGGCATCCTGTGCGGTATATTTCCCGTTAGCGAGGTCATATGCTGCCTTTACCGCCTTTGGCGTTGCCGCAAGCGTTTCAGAATCGCTATTGGTGGCGCTACTGAGCTGGACAAGACCTTTTCGCGCTGTGGTGGCATCCTGCGCGGTATATTTCCCGTTAGCAAGATCATAAGCGGCCTTAACCGCTTTCGGCGTTGCGGCCAGTGTTTCAGACGTGCTGTTGGTCGCACTGCTTAACTGAGTAAAACCTTTTGCGGTTAGCGAGGCGTCCGGGTGACGTCGTGACTGTTCGTGCTCTGCAATTTTGTCATCAACGTAATCCTGCGTCGCCATCACCGTTGTGGTGTCAATGGTCAGCGCCACTGAGGCCACACTGCTGACGATGATGACCATGCGGCAGGTCTGCGAACGCCCTGAGCCTTCGGCAAGGGCAGGCTTATAACTTTCGGCCATGTTCGCCACAGCAATTAACGTTCCCGCATCATCGTACAGGCCAAGCTCACGCATCCAGAAACCGCCCACCTCCGGCGGAATAACCAGCTCTGCGATAATATAATTACTGTTTCGTTTGTCCTGGCTGATTTTGTTCAGCGCATGTCGCCAGACTTCATGGATAAGCCCGGTCTGTCCGGCATCCGGGACAGGCAATTTACCACCGCCATCCCCGACGGCCATCGTGGTAATGTTGACCTTCCGCCCTCCCGGTGCGGTTGCCGCTGCCAGCTTTGCTGCACCGGCAGTGGTGATAACGGTTTTGAATTTTGTGCTCATTATTCCTCACTTATCCGGGGTAAACCGTAATTACATCGCCGTCATAAGCCACACCACCGGCGAACAGGTAGCCGGGAATGTCCCGGGTAATGTTCAGACCAATAAGGTGACGGCTTGCAGGTTTGGCATCAGCAATCAGCCGTTCCATTTCCTGATACATTGCCTCTGTGATACCGCTTTCCAGTACACCAATATCGAGCCGGAAAGTGCCGGGCGGGTCACTGTTTTCCCACCACTCCGTCACGTTGATGAGATAGCCGAGCGGCTCCACCACACGCCGGATTGCGCCGATAGTGCCTTTATGACAGTGGATGAAATAGGCATCGCGGATAACGGCGCGTTTTGTCGCTTC